GAGTTCGTCTCCTGGCTCATGGGGTTCCCGCCAGAGTGGGACGCCTGCGCGCCTACGGCAACGCCATCGTCCCGCCGCTCGCGGCAGAAGTCGTAAAGGCATTCATGGAATCACAGGAGTAAGCCCGTCGCTCCGTGGTCATGGCAATGACGGGTAAGGAGACTAAAGCCGGCAGCGACGCTATCGGTGAAGCATTGAAACGGAGACGCCATCGGAAACATGGGAAATCGCAACATCGCGTAACGCGAAGGCCACGGTAGTGATGTCCCGTGGCCTTCTTTTTTATACATGCTCTCTTAGCTCATTTTGCAGCTTGTCCATAAGCCAATCTGCCGACAGCTCCCCTTCATCAAGAGCCGATAACAAAAAGGACAGCATCATCGGAATCGGATACCTTCCTGACCGCCATGACATTACCTGTCGATAGGTCACGCCGGATATCGTAGCGACGTCCTGATTGGACAGATTCTGACGGCTCATTATCTGTATCATTTGTTCCGAAGTCATGTTTCTGAAGCCCTCTGGCGAGCATTGCAATAATGACGTCCTGTTCGGTCCAGTTGTAGTTCGCCTGACCAATGGCGCGCCCCGTGAGGGCGCAATACAAATTCCACAATGTCGGGTTGACGTCGTAACAGGGCTCTTTGGACGCGATGATATAGGGGCGTGTCTGGTCCATGATATCAATCCTTTTTCACGTCGAACTGTGACGCCTGCGCATGATAGTCGGCAAGCATTTCCATATTGTTAATGTAGCAGGCGAGGACTTCAGCGAGATCCTCGAGCGCCTCTTCTTCCGTCTCGCCGCGGCCATGCGGCGTATGCTCGTCGACCCAGGCTTCGTCGTAAGCAACCCATTCTCTCATCCATTCGCAGAAGTAGGTCTTGATCGCCATTTCAATCTCCATCAGTTGATGGCCTGTATTATATGAAGTTTCTTCACTCTGTCAAGCGGTCTCTGGATTATACTTTTCGAGATACTCGAGCGCGCAACGGTAGCCGAGCACGGCATAGGCGTCAGCGAGAAGACGTTTGAACACTTCGGTCTCGACCTCGCCCTTGTCGTGCTGCTCGCGCCAGGATCTGATCAGCGTGGTCAGCAGCTCATCGTCGTATTGGTGGAAGTGATGTCCGGGGATGGGTTTGGCGATGGTCATATCGATATCTCCAGAAATGGAAGGGGTTCTCTCCAGAAACGGAGGGGCCGATGGCCCCTCGCGTCAGACGGCGAGTGCGAGCTTCGCCTTGATCATCAGCGACTGCGACGGCTTGCCGGTTTTGTTGAGGCCGGCGATCTGCTCGTCGGTCGCGCCGAGCTGGCGCAGCAGCGCGATAGCAGCGTCCTTGTCGAGCGTCGTGGCGCCCTTCTTTTCGACGATGGCGACGACGCAGGTATCGCCAACGAGCTCTTTCTCGCCGACGGAAACGATCTCCGCCTTGACGGCTTCAAGACGCGCCTTGACGGCGGCTTCTTCGTGCTTGAGGGCGGCGTAGGCGTCGGCGAGGGCGGCGGTGTTGGACATTTGCGTAACTCCATATCAAGATCAACCAATATGAAGAAACTACATGAGAAGTTTCTTCTGGTCAAGCGCCTTCTGAAATATTTTTGAATTTTTTTTCATGGGCTGTATGTTGACGGTCGCAGGAAGGGGATGTTGACATGCCGGGAAATATTCGCGAGACTATCGTCGCTGCAATATGCAGATTCAATGTTGGCGTCGATATCGATGGAAGGATCCAACCTCACATATCAGCAGACACATGCCCTGCTCCTTGCGACTATTGTCGTATGGCGGCAGATCACATTATGCAATCCATAGAGGGCGAACAGAATGTCAAACAACAATCAAATCAAAGCTTTGGTGGAACGAATCGAAAGGCTTGAAGAGGAAAAGGCAGCGATCGCAGCAGACATCAAGGATGTCTTTTCCGAAGCGAAATCAAATGGATATGATGTCAAAATCCTCAAAAAACTGCTGTCTCTTCGTAAACAGGACGCTCAGAAGCGCGCCGAAGAGCAGGCTGTTCTGGCAGTTTATATGGATGCTCTGGGCATGCTGGCGGATACCCCCCTGGGCAGGGCGGCAGTGGATCGAATCAAAAACAGCGAAGAAGCAGGCGACGAAAACGACGACGACTTCTAAGTAAACAAACGGCCCCGGGTGTGTTATCATGCCGGGGTCTGTATTTTCGAAGAAGGAACGGGACGATGAAAGAAATGACAGCGCGGGCCCTTGCCATCGCAGCCGCATATAGCTTTTTGCTTTTCGGCGCCGCAACGATCCTTTCAGGATGCTCCGCTGCCAAATATGTCTTTCACTGCACCGTAACCCAGCCAGAAAACTGTAATTGACCATGACCGACGGCGAAATGAACGCCTACGTCATATCAAAATGGATAAACGAACACGCGCCTTTATGTATCATGGTCTATCTGGTCTGTCTCGGAAGGCCGGCCAGAAAAAGCGAAGTGATGACAATCATTAAAAAATACGTAGAGATCAACAACGAGAATGTAACGCTAGGCAAGATGGTAAGAAAATGAGCGACGTCGAAGCACCCAAAAAGCGACCTGTTGGACGGCCGACGAAATATAAGCCTGAGTATTGCGAGCGGGTCATCGAGCTTGGTCGCGAAGGGAAAAGCATCGCGCAAATGGCCGCTGCGTTCGAGGTGGACAAGGCGTCGATTTTTGATTGGGCCGCGGCGCATGAAGATTTTTCCACCGCTCTTGCGCGGGCAAGGACGCTTTCGCAGACGTGGTGGGAGGACAAAGCCCAACAAAATCTTGCTTGCAGAGACTTTAATGCTCATCTTTGGCTGAAGAGCGTAGCATCAAGATTCCGCGAGGATTACACAGAGAAGCAGGTAACGGAAGTTAGCGGCCCTGAAGGCGGCGCCATCAAGGTTGAGTCGTCTGTTATTGACGCGCGATCGATGGATCCTGAGCAGCGTCAGGCTTTGAAAGAAATTTTGCTTGCTGCAAAGAAGGGAAGCAGCTGATGGAAATGACGCCCGAAGAAGAAGAGAAGTCCAGGGAGATTATATCTTGCGCGACAGCCATTATGGATATGCTGCAAGACAAAAGCTCTCCTTCTCATGTAACAGGCGTTCTTGTTTTCGCTTCAAGCATGCTTTTTTCCCGTATGCTTGATAACGAAGGTCAGGCTATAAATGCTGAAATAGAAATTGATGAATTTTGTAAAAGAATAAAAACCATCGTCAAGGATTGCGCCGAGGCCGACATCGACCCGATGGATGTTTTTGATATTGATCAGAAGAGGGTTGACGGCGTTAAAAAGAAAATATGCGATAAGGAGGCCGTCGTTATATCGTCAGGATGGGTTGATACGATCAATCAGATAGAAGATCCGGACGTTGTTCTGAAAATGTTAGCTGCGGTTTCGTCCTATTTTATATCGAACAGATTTGCGACCGAAGAATCCGCCATGTATGCCTATCAGCGGCTAAACGGCACCATTCAGCATATCATATCTGCATCAAAACAAAGTGGGCTGGCGTCATGGGTGAGGGGAACTCCGCATTAGGTCAGGATCTGATCGATGCACATGAGGCCGCCATAGGCGCCTCGTATCCATTTTGCCATTTCCCACAGCAGGCCAGAAAGGTTGTTGAGGCGTATCTGCACGCTCTGGACAAAGAGCTGAACAGCCGCGGAATGGCCTTCGCCATATTTAAAAAGCAAGATGAACAAGATAATTAAAATCGAAGGCGTCGCAATTGATATCGATCGGCAACTGATCGAAATCAGCGCCGCCGAATGCGAAGAAGATCTTTGCGAGTTCATCAGGCAAGCGTGGCATGTTGTTGAGCCGGGCGCGGAATATTTCCACAATTGGCACGTCAATATGATCGCCGAGCACCTCGAGGCCATCACAGACGGCGTCGAACTGGACGACGGATCCAGATATAATCGCCTCCTGATCAACGTGCCGCCAGGCATGATGAAGTCGCTTTTGACAAACGTATTCTGGCCGGCATGGGAATGGGGCCCGCGCAACATGCCGCACATGCGGTATGTCTGCGCGTCGCATTCGTTGGATCTCGCCATCCGCGATTCGACCAAAATGCGCCGCCTGATCGAATCGGATTGGTATCAGGATCGATGGGGCGATCGGGTAAAGATCGCGCGGGATCAGAACCAGAAGACAAAATTCGAGACGACCGCGACAGGCTTCCGGCAGGCGATCGCCGCAGGGTCGATCACTGGCGCCCGTGGCGACAGGGTGATCATCGACGACCCTCTCAGCGTCGAGGATGCGGCGTCCGACGCCGTCCGCAAGAGCCGGCGGGAATGGTTCCTCGAGGCCGTTCCCAGCCGCATCAACAAGCCAATGGAATCGGCGATCATCGTCATCATGCAACGCCTGCATGAGGAAGACACAAGCGGCATCATTCTGGAGAAGGGGCTCCCGTATGACCATATTATGCTTCCGATGCGCTACGACCCGGGGCGAGCATTCCCGACAATGCTCGGCATTGAAGATCCCAGAAAAAGAGAAGGCCAGCTTCTTTTTCCGTCTCGTTTTCCCGAATCTGTCGTCGATCGGGATGAACTCGCTATGGGGCCATACGCGACAGCCGGGCAGCATCAGCAATCTCCCGAGCCACGCGGAGGCGGTATCGTCAAGCGAGAATGGTGGAGGCTCTGGGATCAGGCGTCATACCCGCCCTTCGATTACATAATCGCGTCGGTCGATACAGCCTACACGGTAAAAACAGAAAACGATCCTTCAGCCATGACCGTCTGGGGCGTCTGGACGGGTGGCGATCAGACGGCGCAGATCACCCGTCAGCCGAACCGCCAGGGGGACGTCATGGCGGTTCTGGAGCGCACCTATACGCAGGAGCACCCGAAGGCCATGTTGATTTACGCATGGTCTGAAAGGCTGGAGTTCCACGACCTGATCGAAAAAATACAGGACACAATGTCGTCATACGGCGTTGAGAAGCTACTTGTCGAGAGCAAGGCTTCCGGCATCAGCGTGGCGCAGGAGCTGCGCCGGCTGTATGGCCATGAGGAGTTTTTTGTGCAGCTCGTTGACCCGAAGGGCGCCGACAAGGTCGCCCGGTTCTATTCAATCCAGCATCTGTTTTATGAAGGATTGATCCACGCGCCGGACAGGTCATGGGCGGAAACGGTCATAAACCAGTGCGCCTCTTTCCCGCGGTCGAAGCACGATGACCTTGTCGATACGGTTTCCATGTCGCTGAAGCACTTGCGCGATATCGGCCTCCTTGTCAGAGGCGCAGAGTTCACAGCAGCGGTTGACGATAGTATGATGCACCGCGGTCGATCGGCTGAAGAGAACGATCCGCTTTACCCCATATAATCCGGAAAATCACAATGATCTATGCAAATGCTGTTGTCGACGTGGTCGACGCGCCGCCGGCCCACGGGCAGGGGCTTGGCAAGTTCAAGGTGACGGTCTGGGGGAAGGAACCCCACGACTATGTGCGCATCTATGAAATACAGGCTTTGGATGATAATATGGCGGCTCGCGAGGGTCTCGACCGCTTTGTCAAAGATATTTCTGGCCTCCTTGAAGACGCTGAAGGAAATTAATTATGCCAATGGTTCCCGGCCTTAATCCCGCAATCCGGCAGTCAGAGGGGGAGGTCGCGGGGCTCGCGCCGGCGGAAGACGTCCTCGTTGAAATTCTTAACGACGTTGACAAACCTGAGACGGACGATCGGGGCAACATTCTGCGCATTGAGCACGACGACGGATCCTTGAGCGTTTCGCTTGATGGCGAGCCTGTTGAGCGGGTCGGCGACGCAGATAAGGCCAGGGAATGGTTTTCCAACCTCGTTGACGAAATCGACCAGTTCGAGCTTGGCCGCATTGCGGAAGAACTTCTGAAGGGCGTGCAGGACGATCTGGACAGCCGGCAGGATTGGATTGAAGACCGGGCGCAGGGCATCAAGCTTCTTGGCCTGAAGGTAGAGATCCCCGGCCTTCAGGGGGCCGCTGACGGCGCGCCGGTCGAGGGCATGTCAAAGGTTCGCCACCCGCTTCTGCTCGAGGCGGTTCTTCGTTTTCAGGCCAATGCCCGCAGCGAGATGTTGCCTACGGACGGCCCGGTAAAGGTTAAAAGCGAAAGCGCCGAGACGACCCTGAAGCAGGATCAGATGGCGCATGCTCTCGAGACGGATCTGAATCACTATCTGACGTCGATCGCCAAGGAATATTACCCCGACACCGACCGCATGTTGTTCATGTTCGGCTTTGGCGGGACGGCTTTCAAAAAGGTTTACTACTGTCCGCTGCGGGGCAGGCCCGTCAGTGAAACGGTCGACGCCGACGACCTGATAGTCAATAACGCGGCGACGGCGCTTTCTGACGCGAAGCGTATAACGCATCGCGTTTTTATGCGCCCATCTACAGTCCGGCGGTTACAGATTCTGGGCGTCTACCGCGACATCAATCTTTCGACGCCAAAGCCGGAACAGCCTGACGCCGTCCAGAGAGAGAAGGCGGATGTTCAGGGCATCAAAGTGGATACGTTTAATGCCGATGACCGTGACCGGGAAATCTACGAGATATATTGCGAGCTCGACATCAGCGGATTTGAGCATCGCTATAAGGGGAAAGTCACGGGTCTCGAAATCCCCTATCGCGTAACGATTGATGCGTCGTCTCGCGAAATCCTCTCGATCGTGAGGAATTATGACGAGCCGACGGGACAGGAAGGCGACGAGCTGCCTGAGTCCAGAACGAATTTTGTCAAGTTTACCTTTGTGCCTGGTATGGGGTTTTACGATATCGGTCTACTTCATATTCTGGGTAATACCACGAATGCGGTCACAGCGGCCGTAAGGGAAATGCTTGACGCCGGCATGTATGCCAATTTTCCGGGCTTCCTGATGGCAGACACGGGAGCCCGGCAAAACACCAACATCTTCCGCGTGCCGCCCGGCGGCGGCGCCCTTGTAAAAACCGGAGGCGTTCCGATCAATCAGGCTGTCATGCCGCTACCCTACAAGGAGCCCGGCATGGCCCTGATGAACCTTGTTCAATACATGGTTGAAACCGGCCAGCGTGTCGGGTCGACCAGCGAATTGCAGGTTGGCGAGGGCAGGGCGGACGCGCCTGTCGGGACGACGCTTGCGCTGATTGATCAGGCGACGAAGATCCTGAACAGCGTCCACAAGCGACTGCATGCGGCGCAGGCTGAAGAGTTTGCATTGCTGGTGCGTTGTTTCCGGGAGCATCCTGAGTCTTTCTGGGGCCGGAACAAGAAGGCGTGCCGGAATTGGGACGAAAAAACCTTCATTCAGGCTTTGGACAACTGCGATCTGGTCCCTCAGGCGGACCCGAATACGGCGAGCCAGACGCAGCGCATGATGAAGATTATGGCCCTGAAGCAACTGCAACAGGCGAACCCCGCAATGTATGATCCCAAGCAGATCGACATTGCCGCCATGAAGGCTATGGGCTGGAGCAATCCGGAGCAGTTTATGGCGCCGGCGGAAGCGCAGGGCCAGATGCCGCCGCAGATGATTCAGGCAATTGAAGAACTGAAGATCAAGAAGCAGGACGCGGATTCCCGCATGCTGACGGCGCAGGCCAAGGCGCAGGAAATACAGATGCGGGCGACCGGCGGAGGCGTTGTCGGCGCGGATCAGGAGGGCGACGCCATGAAGGCGGCCGAGCTTCAGGTGCGCCAGCAAGAGATTGAGTCGCGCGCGATTGACGCCCGGCTTGATGCGGCCAACCGCCAACGCGATCGCGAAACTCGCGAGCGACTTGCGGCGATTAATCTTGCCAAAGAGCTGATTGCAAACCCGCAGTCGGCCCCATTGCTTGAACAGGTTCTGACGCCTGAAATGATGGCGCAGCTGGAGGGCGAGGAGCCGCCGCTGTTAAATGTCCCGGGAGTTCCGAATGAGCAGGCTTGATCTCATTAATCAGGCGCTTCGTATTGCCAAAATGGCCAGAGGCGGACGGCTTCTGGAGGACGAATATCCGACGCAATATATGCCGCATGTCGGGCGTCAGGTGATGGCGAAGGGCGGCATGCCGGAAGAGCCTGTCGTCGGGGCTATGGATGTCGCCAGATCGCTTCCTGAAGCAGCGCCACAGATGCCGATGCCCGCGCCTGCGCCGCCGCCCAAAAGCCCGTTTGAGGGGCGTGTCGGGATGCAGCCGAAGCCAACGCTTGGCTCTATGTATAATGTTCCGGAAGGCGCCCCATGGGCGGAGCGTGCTGAGGAAGAGGCGAACATGCCTCGCGTCCAGACGCTAACGGACGCGTTCAATAAAGCTATCGAAGAACATATGAACCTCCCCTACAAGGAGCGCGTCGCTAACACGAAGTCGGCTATTGAGAAGCTGGCGCCGTATATCGGCATGCGCAAGGACGGCAAGCCTGTCCCGCTTCTGGGCCGCAACGAGAAGCTTATGAAGGCGGAGGCCGGCTACAAGGGCGGAAAGCCGCTTGAAGTTGACGGCATGGGCGTTGAGACGACCGGCCTTGCGTTGGCTCCGGCGTTCAAGATGGGCAACTTCCAGACGTGCCCCAATCATGCGTCCTGCAAGGACGAATGCCTTGGCAAGACGTCAGGCAATTATTTCCAAGTTGGTGGCGGCCGCGACCTTGACGCATTCAAGGGACCGCGCCTTAACAGCCTGAACAAAACGATTGCGATGTTGCAGGAGCCGGAAGCTTTTGCTGTTCGCCTGTTTGATGAAATTCAGAGCGCCAAGCGCGAGGCAGAATATAACGGCAACAAGCTTGGCGTGCGCCTGAATGTTCTTTCTGACCTGAGCCCCAAGATTCTTGAGCCGATTATTAAAGGCCATCCGGAAGTTGACTTTTACGATTACACCAAAATGGGCTACGATCCTGTCGCGCCAAATCATCATTACACCTATTCTTCAACGGGCGTCTCTCAGGAGGGCGTTGATAACCCGCACAGCAATTGGAAAGAGATGCGCCGGCGTCTGGATCAGGGCAACAATGTTGCCATGGCATTTAGCCACAAGGACGCCATCCCGCAGGAAGTTCACGACGAGGAGACCGGCAAGGTTTATCGCGTAATTTCTGGCGACACGCATGACTTCCGGCCGCTGGACAGTATTGAAAACCCCGGAGAGGGCGTCATTGTCGGCCTGAAGAACAAGAACGTCGCCAGTAAGAACGACACGGCGCATGTCGAATCCAAGGGTTTCTTTGTTAAGTATGATCCGCAGTTCAAGAAAACGCCGAAAGGCACGCTTGAGCGCGACGAGGATGGCAATCCGATTGCCACCAACTTCAGGGTCAGCATCAAGCCGCAAGCAGGGAAGGGGAAATAAATGGAAAAGCCTGAATTAGACCGTGGTCATTTTTATGCGCAGTTTCCGGGGTTGGATAAGCACCATGACTCGTCCAACTATTCGCGCAAGGAATGGTATGAATGGGACGAAGAAGTTCCGCGCGAGGCTCGCGCAGAGGGCGGCGCGGTAGACGCAGTGGAGCCTGAAAAGGTTAAACTGTCCGACCATTTCAAATAAGAGGTTAGAGATGCCCGTCGATACGCATGACGACATAATGCCCGCGACGGGCGTCGAGCCTTTCAGCGCTGTTGAAACGCACGAAGATATCCGGCCTGCAATGGGAATTGAGGCGGTTCAGGAATTTAATTCTGCGAAAACATCTCGCAATCAGGTTCCTGCTTTATTTAACCACCCTGCGTTTTCCGGCAAACAAAACGCCAGAAATATTGATATCGGTGGCGGTCGCTTTGATAAGGGGACAGAGCACCTCCGCGATAAATATAAAATAAGCAGTAAGGTATTTGATCCATTTAATAGAACAGAAGAGCATAACAATTCGGTTCATGACGAGTTTACCGAAACCCCCGCAGATATGGCGACGGTAGCTAATGTCCTTAATGTAATTAAAGAGCCCGAACACAGAATGAGCGTTATTAAAAACGCCCATAAATATTTAAAGCCAGATAGCGAGGCTTATTTTTCGGTATATGAAGGGAATGGCAGCGGAATAGGGACATCAACGCGAGATGGATGGCAAGAAAACAGAAAGCTTGCATCATATCTTTCGGAGATAAAGTCTGTTTTTCCGGAAGCTGAGATTTCCCGAGGGGCAATTATAGCTTGCAAAAAGACTGCAAAATCCTACGGCGGCGCCATCAACCCGATTGAGCTTCGCGATGACCCGGAAGATATGGCGCGCCGTCTTATTCTTTGGTCCTACGCCGTTGCTCCAATCGGTCGCCCTCTTGCTCGCGCTGAGGGCGGCGCAATTGACGATCCTGTTAATCAGGCTCTCTCTGTTGCTGGAGCGGCCCGGCAGTCGGACGCGCAGAAGGCGGTAGAAACGGCGAGAAACCTGACGCCGATGGGCCTTTACAGCGCCGCAGCCGAGGCGGCCAGCACAATGCCCCAGCGCGCCCCGATTGACCAGATCCTGAACAAGATAAAAGGATCGCCCAATGTCAAAGCCGAAGAGCTTGATTGGTCAGGCGTTAGAGACGCTTTTGCTGGGCAGAAGAGCGTGGATCCGAAGGAAGTTGCGCGGCATTTTCAGGAAAATCTGCCACAGATTCAGGAGACGGTGAAATATGATCCTATCGCCCTCGTCAATAAGTTGCACGCAAAAAGGCAATCTTTGATTTTTAATGGCCAAAGCGATGAAGCGGAGGCCATGAAGGATACAATAGCGCAAACCTACAATCCTGCATGGCGCAAAGAAAATGCTGCCAAATATGCTGCATACACAATCCCAGATGGAGAAAATTACCGGGAAGTCCTGCTGCATTTGCCGAAAAAGATCGACACTTCTGGTGCCGAAAAAGCTGCAAAATATGCCAAATTAATGCAGGAAAAATACGGGGAGCGATGGTCTGGTTTGATGTCTGATGATGAGCACGCAACTTATGAAAATATTATTGCGTCTCAAAAAGATCCAGAAAATTATGAATCCTCCCACTGGAACGTCCCTAACGTCGTCGCTCATCTTCGCATGTCAGATCGCCGCGAGCCTATGGGCGGAAAGATTTTGCATGTTGAGGAGATACAAAGCGATTGGGGGCAAGATGCCCGCGAGCATGGCATAAAGCCACCAGCTATAGAAGCTTCAAACGAAGCGAAGGATGCGGCTGATAAAATATTATCTCTTGGGGGAAATAAATTTCTTCCGCAAAATATGCGAACTCGCGAAGATTTTTTGGAAAACCATTCTGGGCGAGAAGCAATTCACTTGCTTTCCCAAGGAGTTATTTCTCAGGAAGAATTTAACGCCTTGAGAGATTACAGAGAAGCCCGTTATGACCAACGGACAAAGAGTCATTCTGCTGTTCTGCCCGGCCCGCATATCGGATCAACAGAAAGCTGGACCGACCTTGCTCTGAAGCGCGCCCTGCGCGAGGCGGCTGAAGGCGGCTACAAGAAGCTTGTCTGGACGCCCGGCAAGGATCAGGCAGAGCGGTATGACCTGAGCAATCAGGTCAAGCACGTCATGTGGTCGCCTGACAATAAAATCCTGAGCGCAATCACGCATGATGGCTCTGAAGCTCTCGGCCATAAGGTGGAGAAGGACGAGCTTGAAAAATACCTTGGCAAGGAAGTCGCCTCACGCCTTTTGGAGCAGGAGCCGGAGATATCCGGCAATATGGCCACGCATCATTTGCGAGGTCAGGATCTTTCTATCGGCGGCGAAGGCATGAGGGGCTACTACGACCGCCTCGTCCCGCAGCGTATGAAGAAACTTGTTTCAAAGCTTGATCCGGACGCGAAGTTCGGGAAGTTCAACATCTCTTACGAAGATGATGGTGACGAAAAAAACTACGATTTGCACTCTCTTGAGATCACGCCGCGCATGCGCGCCGCCATCCTGAAGGGGCTCCCGGCCTACGAAAAGGGCGGCGCAGTCAATTACGACCGCGGAGGCTCTATAATTAGGCGCGCACTTGCTGTATTATCAGGGCTTCCGCGTTAGCGGAACGGGGACGCCCGAATCTCTAGCTGGAGACAAAGAATGTATGCCATGGCCAAATCGGCCCGCGAGAAGCTGAAGGCGAAAGCCCGGATGCTTGCTTCGCCGGGAACCTTGAAAAAGGATCAGGATACCACGCAGGCTGATTGGACGCCCGCAGAGCCGCTGAACGCCGATGTCAAAACTGGCGCTCGCCCCGTGGGCAAGGCCCGTCTTTACAATAAGGGCGGCAAGGTTTCCGGCGCCGCCGTGCATGCTCGCGCCGATCGCAAGCCGCGCAAGGCTGGCGGCAAGGTGGAGGCGGACGCAAAGGAATACGCAAACGCCAAAGTTAATCGCGACGTCCGCGCCGCCAATGAAGAGCGCGAGGGCATCAAGCATGTCGGCGCTTTCAAAAAGGGTGGCATGGCGAAGCGCGCCACGGGCGGTTCTGTCCCGTCCGACAAGGAAACGATGCTCGAGAAGGATCGCGTCGGCACGATTCAGGTGAAGCCAAAGCGCGCCGCCGCAGAGCATTACAAAAAGGGCGGTAAGGCTGGCCGCGCCATGGGCGGCAAGGATCCGAGCTATGTCGGCGCGGAGTCGGTCACGGAGCGCGGCCGCTCAGTCATGCGCCCGCGGGACATTGAAGACAGGCGCCCACGCGAGCCAGAAGCGCGCGACCTTTATGAGTCTGATCAGCTCCGGCGCATGGAGCGTGGCTACAAAAAAGGCGGAACGCCAAAAAAGTGGATCCAGAAAGCCATTGAGAAGCCCGGCGCGTTGCGCAAGGCTCTGAAGGTCAAGGAAGGCGAAACCATCCCGGCGAAGAAGCTGGAGAAGGCCGCTGAAGAGCCCGGCAAGATTGGCAAGCGTGCGCGTCTTGCTATGACGCTGAAGGGCCTGAAGAAGGCTCATGGCGGTGCCGCGGAAGATCGCCCGGGTCGCAAGTCTGGCGGCCGCACGAAAGGCAAGGGCAAGACCAACATCAACATTGTGATTGCGGCTGGTCAGCGCCGGCATCCTTCAGAAGACATGCCGATGCAGCCTCCGCGTGATGGCGCCGTGCCTGTTCCGGTGCCAGCGGCTCCTCCGCCGGCAATGATGGGAGCGGGCATGCCGCCTATGCTTCCCGGCGCTGCTGGTCTGCCGATGCCGCGCAAGGCTGGTGGGCGCATTACAAAGGTTGCTTCGTCCTACAAGGACATGGAAGCTGGCGCTGTCTCGGGCGAAGGCCGCCTCCAGAAGACCGACATTGCAAAGCATCACCGGGATGCTCCGGCCCGCAAGGCTGGCGGTCGAATCAGCAAGGTCGCCAAATCCTATAAAGATATGACGGCTGGCGCTGGTGACGGCGAAGGGCGCTTGCAGAAGACAGATATCGCGAAAGCGAAAAAAGCTCGCGACAAGTAATTGTCGCGATCGGGGCCGTCGCTACCTCTTCCTCGGCGGCGGCCCCACCATTACATAGAGGAAGGCGAGTTGAAGGGGCTCGTTATGACTTTTACAACGCAGCAGGCGTATGAGCGCGAGCTTGCGGCATTGATCGACATGGAAATCGAAAGATTAATGGAATCGGTTTCCAACGGTCATCTGGAGAATTTTTCTGCCTACAGGTTTGAGGCGGGAAAAATTGCGGGACTGCGTCTCGCACGGGAATATCTGCTCGAGGCCGAGCGGGTATGTATGGAAAAGTATGGATAAAAGGAAGGGGAAAATAAATGCCAGCTTTGCTTATGGACCATGATGTTGACCCGAAGCGTAAGCTGCTCGAAGATCTGGGCGATATATCAAATATTGAAATTTTCAATAATCAGATTCTCGTTGCAGTCTATGTCCGGCCAACCAAAACAAAGAGCGGATTGTATCTATCCGACAAAACTATTGATGAAGACCGCTATCAGGGCAAGGTTGGTCTTCTTGTCGGCATGGGGCCAGCTGCGTTTCAGGATGATTCCGGCGCATGGTTCAACAATACAAGCTTTAATCTGCACGATTGGCTGGTTTTCCGGCCATCAGATGGTTGGAGCATCAATGTTAATGGCGTCTTGTGCCGTATGATGGCTGATACGCAGGTAAAAATGCGTATTCCGTCTCCTGATTCTGCCTGGTAGGAGGATTTTATATGTCTGATGAAGAAAATGACGTCGAAATCGTGCTTGAAGAGCCGAAAAAGAACGACGAAAAGGCGCCGGAAGTAGAAATTACTGATGAAACGCCGCTTAAGGCTGAAAAAAAGAAAGAAGTTGAGCCTGAAGAAGGCATTAGTGAGCTAAAAAAGAACCTTGAGCGAGAGAAAAGAGCTCGCGAGGAGGCTGAAAGGCGCGCTCATGAGGCTTACTTGCAGGCTCAAAAGGCCAATGAGGATAAGTCTGAGTCCGATTACCAGTTAATCGTCAATGCGATTGAAACGGTAAAGGAGAGAGCGCAGGCCCTGAAGGCCGCCTATGCGGAATCAATGGGGGCAGGGGATTATAATCGGGCCGCAGAAATACAGCAGGCCATGGCAACGAACGCCCATCAGCTTGAAAAGCTGAAAGAGGGCGAAAAAGTCATGAAGCAGCAGAAGGAAGAGGGCGGAAGGGCGCAGCCTGTTCACCCTGTCCCGTTGCCGCAGGGCGATATTGTTGACCAGCTTGCCGCCAATGTGTCGCAGAAGTCAGCGGAATGGCTGCGAAGCTCCCGTGATTTTATCAGGGGTGAGCGGGACGTCCGAAAGATGTTTCGTGCGCATGAAGATGCGGTAGACGATGGTATTCAGCCTGATACGGATGAATATTTCCAGTTCATTGAGTCGCGCATGGGCATTCGCAGAAACGACGAGGCTGAGTCGCCCTTGTCGGAGGCTTCTGCTCCTGCGCCGCGCAAGTCTGTCGCGCCGCCTCCTGCGCCTGTTTCGCGCAGCAACCAATCCCGGCCAAATGTTATGCGGCTGACAAGGGCAGAGGCGGAAACAGCGCGTGACCTTGGTATGACGCCGGAAGAATACGCCAAAAACAAAGCCCTTCTAATCAAAGAGAACCGATATAACCATTAAGGATCAAATAGATGGAACAGAATACAGGAATCCGCGGGCTTCGTCCGGGAACTTTTACGAAGATCGCCAAGGGCGAATCAGTTGAGATCGCGCCTATGAGGCCAGCCATGCGTGACGACGATCCTCGAGCTGCTGCGGCGCGCCGGGCGGCTGAACTTCGCGGTCATCTTGTCGATCTCGACGAGGGGACGGATCAGCTTTACGTTGACCAAAACACCATCCCGGATGGGTGGACGTATAACTGGAAGCGGTTTTCCGCCTATGAGTGGGAAGACACCGGCAACCAACTTCGCGTCAAGCGTGAGGGGTGGACGCCCGTTCCGGCTTCGCGCCATCCTGAAATGATGCCGCACAATACTGATCCGAATTCGATCATTATGCGGGACGGCCTTGTTCTTATGGAGTGTCCGACTGAAATCGTTGAGGAGCGCAAACGGATTGAACTGAAAGCGGCTCGCGATCAGGTTCGATTCAAGGAACAGCAGATCGCCGGCACGCCGGACGGGACAATGACCCGGGACCATGCGCGCGTTCGGCCCCAGATCAAGAAATCCTACGAGGCGATTCCCGTTCCGGAGGAATAAAGAGGGGCGCTTTTGCGCCCCTTTGCCTTTTCTTCATTGTCAATATATAATCCGCGCAAGTCTGTAAAAGACCTGAGCTCCCCCGGCGTGGAGCATTTAACTATCCCCCGGCTAACATATCGCCCCGGCGCGCGATGATGAGCCTCCTGAAGAAGGAGAACCCGTCATGGCGAACACGGATCCCGGTTCCTATAACGGCTTCCAGCAGTATCAGGGAAACGGTTCTGCTCCGACCTATGAGCAGATCGCTGGTAAGGCTGCGTATAACGCTACTATTTACTTTGGCGATCCCGTCGTTATTGACGGCTCGACCGGCTACATTGCCCAGGGTTCAACGACCTCTGGCACGACCGGCGCTACCCCGGTGGCTGGCATTTTTGTCGGCGCCAAATATCTCTCTGTCAGCCAGAAGCGCGTTGTCTGGAGCAACTATGCTCCCGGCACTGACGTTGCTGCTTCGCAGACTGTTGAGGTCTATTACGTCAATGACCCGAACGCCAAGTTCATCGTATGGACGGACGCGAACGGCGTGACGGAAGCTGCGGTTGGCTCGACCTGCGGTTACAACATCGGCGTTGGCAATACCGCAAACGGTCTTTCCGGCGCTTATATCAACTATAGCGTCTCTGGTCCGAACACGGACAGCACGGGGCCGTTCCGTATCCTTGGTCTTGCGGGCAACCCCCCGGGCACCAACGGCACGGAATGGGGCGCCTATGCTCGTCTGCTTGTGGCGTTTAACAACGTCGCGACCAAGACCCTGGCCACGATCTAAGGAGTAAGGACCAATGGCTGTTAATCTTTCGGCTATTAAAGACCTTCTCCTTCCCGGTCTCCGGGGGATCGAAGGCAAGTATGAGATGATCCCGTCTCAGTACGACAAGATTTTCACGAAGCACGATTCCAAAATGGCGCTCGAGCGCACGGCGGAAATGCGCTTCCTGGGTCTTGCCCAGCTGAAGACCGAAGGCGGCCAGACTGCCTTCGACAATAACGCCGGCGAGCGTTACGTGTATAACCAGGAGCATGTCGAAATTGCTCTCGGTTACGCGATCACCCGCAAGGCGATCGACGACAACGTGTATAAGACGCAGTTCATGCCGTCAAACCTCGGCCTGATGGAATCTTTCCAGCAGACCAAGGAGATCTATGGCGCGAATGTTCTTAACACGGCGACGACGTATAATGCCTCGATTGGCGGCGACGGCGTTCCTCTGTTGAGCTCTTCGCACCCGATCGACAGCGGCACCGTTGCGAATACGCCTGCTGTTCAGGTTGATCTTAACGAAGCTTCGCTTCTGAACGCGATGATCGCGATCAGGACGAACTTCAAGGATCAGGCTGGCCTGAAGGTCTTCGCCCGCGGTCGTCGTCTTGTTATCCCGCCGGCGCTGGAGCCCGTCGCGATCCGCCTTACCAAGACGGAACTCCGTCCGGGCACGGCAAACAACGACGTCAACGCGATCATGATGACGGCCGGCGGCCTGCCGGAAGGCTACATGGTCAACGACTTCTTGACCTCGGCGCGTGCATGGTTCCTGCTGACGAACATCGATGGCCTGTCGTATATGGAGCGCGTGCGCTTCGAAACCGACATGCAGGTCGATTTCGTTACGGACAACCTGCTGGTCAAAGGCTACGAGCGTTATTCGTTCGGCTACTACAACTGGCGCTCGATCTTCGGATCGACCCCGACCTGATAAAGATTGGCGGGAGGACATCTCCCGCCTTTTCTCTTTCTTTGAAAGGAAGCCAACATGGCTCTTACAAACTTCCCGAACGGCATTACGTCTTTCGGCGTTCCCGTTCTTGGCACGATCGGCGGTCTTCCGCTGACGGGCACTTATTTCTTCGTTGACCCGGCGGCCGGTTCTGACGCTTACGACGGCCTTTCGCCTGAGACGCCCTTCCAGACGATCTACGCGGCCTATGCGGCGGCGACGGCTGGCAATAACGACGTCATCGTCCTGATCGGCAATGGTTCAACGAGCGGCACGGCCCGCATGTCGACGGCCCTTGCTCAGTCGATTACGCCAGCCGCCACCACAGGCACGCTGACCTGGGCGAAAAACGCGACGCACCTTATTGGCGTGACGGCGCCGACGGGCGTTGCAAATCGCGCTCGTTTCGCGCCTCCGACGGGAACCTATACCGCTGCCACGTTCGGCAACAGCGGCAATATGTTCAACGTAACGGCGTCTGGTTGTATCTTTGCGAACTTCTCCGTCTTTGGCGGATTCTCAACCGGCAATGCCTCGCAGGTGGTGTGGATTGAGAACGGCGGTCGCAACTACTACAGCGACGTTCAGTTTGGCGGCTTCGGCGATACGGCTTCCGCGCAGGGCGCCAATGCTCGCGCGCTGAAGGTTATGGGCGCTGGCGAAAACACCTTCGTCAACTGCACCGTTGGTCTTGATACTGTTACGCGCACCGTTGCGAACGCGAACCTTGAGTTCGCCTCTGCGACGCCGCGGAACAAGTTCATCAACTGCGACTTCCCGGTCATGACGTGGTCGGCAACGACGCTCGCCATCATCGGCAGCGGCGCTGGATCAATTGACCGCTGGAACAAGTTCCAGCAGTGCATGTTCTTCAACGCTGTTGATTCAGCGTCAACGACCATCAGTGCTGTTGCGAGCCTCAATGCTGCCGCTGGCGGTAGCCTTGTGTTCAACAACTGCACGGCTGTCGGCGCCACGAAGTGGGGCGACGCGGGCGCGCTGGCGAACTCGTATGTTGATAACGCTCCCCCGACTGCGGCCACTTCCGGTCTCGCCGTCAACCCGTCCTAACAGGAGGCTCACATGGGTTTTTACGAAGGTCAGGACGGCCCGGCGGTCGTCAAATCTGCGAAGTCCGGCACCAACGGCTTTAAAAAGGGCGGCAAGGCCGAAAAGGCTTATGGCGGCAAGTCCGGCTGCATGAAGAAGGGCGGTAAGGCCGTCATGTCTGAGGCGGCCAAGGGCAAGAAGCCTGCTCGCGCTACGGGCGGCGGCGTCTTCTCGTCGGCGCATAGCGGCACGCCGCGCGGCAAGGCGTCGCATTACTAAGAGCGGACCTGAACTAAGGTGGGGCTGCGGCCCCACCTTTTTCCCGGGATCAGGAAAATGGTTAAAAGTCCTGCATGGACCCGGAAGGCCGGGAAGAATCCTGAAGGCGGCCTTAATGAGGCTGGCCGGCGCTCCGCGAAGGCTCAGGGCATGAACCTGAAGCCGCCTGTATCAAAAGAGCAGGCCGCAAAGAGCGACAAGGCGGCAAGTCGGCGTAAGTCATTTTGTGCGCGCATGACCGGCATGAAAAAGAAGCTGACGGGCTCTGCGGCTGCGGCTGACCCGAATAGCCGAATCAACAAGTCGCTCCGGAAGTGGGACTGCTGATGACGGCCAAGCCTCAAAATTCTGGTTTGTGGGGCAGGGCCAAGGCTGCGGCTCGCGCCAAATTTGACGTTTATCCGTCAGCCTATGCTAACGCATGGGCGGCGAAATGGTATAAATCCCGCGGCGGTAAATGGTCCGGTTCAGATAATCGCGTCAATAAGGCTACTGGTGGCGGCCTTGGGAAATGGTTTGCGGAAGATTGGCGAGATGTGAAAACCGGCAAGGAGTGTGGTAGGATACCGGGAGAAAAGGGCAGTCGTCCTTATCCGGCATGTCGTCCTGCCGCCGCCGCTGCGGCAATGTCCAAAGAGCAGAAAAAGTCTATTGCCAGAAAAAAGACAGGGCCCGCGCGTGAGTCGTGGCCTGTTTCGCCCTCCGGGGCGACGAGAGAAGGAAAGAAATAATGCAGCCGATTACAATTACCGTCGGCCCGATTGCTGCTGCTGATGCGGACGGGATTTGCCAATCTCAGGCCCCGGCTGGCGGCGGCGTGCAAAGCCTTACCATTAACGGCGCTCTTGCGTCTGGAGGCGTTGCTACGTTTGATGTCCCCCGGCGCGTAAGCATTACGTCCAGCGGAAATGATTCGACCAGAACATTTGTTGTTACGGGCACGACATTTAATGGCGCGTCTATTTCGGAAACGATCACGGGCCCAAATGCAACTTCCGTTTCTTCAACCGTTGATTTCAAAACGGTTACGTCTGTAACTATTTCTAATAATTCGGTCGGCAGTATTACTGTCGGAACAAACACGATTGCCGGATCCCGCTGGCTGCGGCTTGATAGCTGGGCTGACGCGAAAACCGCCATCCAGTGTAATGCTACCGGGACCGTGAACTATACCGTTCAGGTTACGATGGACGATCCAAATGATCCGGTCAGCCCTGTCGCCGTTAATGCGGTTACGTGGCTCAATACGGACGATCTTGATGCCGTAACGGCAATTGGCGACGTATTCACCAACTTCAGTTGGACGCCGACATTTGCCCGTTTGCTTCTAAACAGCGGAAGTGGCTCAGTTTCTGGCACATTTGCCCAATTTAACGCGGTGAACAAATGACCGGACCTGCTTATGTCCCGGCAAGCCTCGTCGGCACGACGACGCTTCCCCTTACGAATCAGACAAGTAATTATACGGCTGACGCAACGACAGATTGCGTTGTGAACTGCACGTCGGGCACGTTCACGGTCACGCTGCCGACCGCAGTCGGAATTGAAGGGCAGTATTTTGTCATCAAGAATAGCGGCGCTGGTGTTATAACAGTTGACGGCGCTGGCTCCGAAACTATTGATGGGTCTCCTGATTTCACGCTGTCCACTCAATATGAGTCGGTCACTGTGGTTTCAAATGGAGCGAATTGGGCGGTGATTTAATGTCGTATCACATTGCGCCAAATCCGCACGCGACATTTTCTTCTTCGCAGGATCAATCTATCGCAAATCCGGTCAATGCGCAGGTTGTTTCTTTTGACACGACTATTAATACAAATGGAATTATACTTCTGAACAACACAAAGGTCGTTTTGCCTCAGAGGGGAAATTATCTTTTTTCAATATCCGCCGTTGCCTTTAATTCCGCAGGCGGCGATCAGGGAGCCTCAATCTGGTTTAGAAAAAACGATAATGATGTCGCAAACACAAACACATATTTAACGGTTCCAAAAAACAATAATATGCTGATTGCAGTTGTTTTTGATCTTCCTTGCACAGCGGTTGGGGATTATTATGAACTTTGGTGGTCGGGCCAATCCACGGGCGTAAGGCTTGATGCTGTTTCTGCGATTACGGGGTCGACCGGTTATCCCCCAAATCAGCCTGCTTCGCCGTCTATTGTTTTGACTGTTGCGCAAATTGGATAGAGGATGATTGAATGGCCACAAGCGGAACATATAATTTTAACCCGTCTCTCGGCGAACTGACGATCTATGCCTATCAATTGATAGGCGTCAGGCCAACTGCTATCCTTCAGGAACATATTGACGTAGCGCGCACTGCCACGAATATGATGTTTACCCGGTGGAGCAATCAGGGCGTAAACCTGTGGCAGGTTGATCTTGTTTCCGTGCCTCTGGCTCAGGGGGTCGCCACCTATAGCGTAAACGCCAATACTGTCGTTATGCTTGATGCCTATATTGAATACGGCAACCCGCCGATTGATCGAATTATTTTGCCAATCAGCCGCACGGAATATGCATCCTATCCCAATAAGGATCAGCAGGGTTTTCCGACGACATTCTGGTTTGATCGCACCTTGTCTCCGACTGTAACGCTTTGGCCGGTCCCAAATGGCCAGCAGGCTTTTTTGAAATACTATCGCGTTACCCGGCTGGAAGACGCCAACATGAATGGCACGCAGCAGGTAGATGTTCCTCCGATTTGGCTGGAGGCTATGGTTTACGGCCTTGCGGAGAGGCTTGCGATGATTTGGGCGCCGGAGAAGATCGCCATTATGAAGCCGGCTGCTGACGAGGCTTATGCGATTGCCGCAGCTCAGAATATTGAAACGGCGCAGCAATATATTTCGCCTCAAATTTCTGGATATTTTAGATGAGGCCCCACGGTCGCGCCAGGGTCAGCGCAAGGAGCCCGCGCGCTTTTGGCATTTGCGACAGATGCGGATTTCTCTTTAATCACAATCACCTGCGCTGGCAATTTGATTGGGCCGGCGCGTCTCTTATCAACAAGCGCATTCTGGTTTGTTCTGCCTGCGAAGACAAGCCGCAAAACCAGTTGCGGGCAATTGTCGTGCCGGCAGATCCGGTGCCAATCCAGAACCCGCGCACGCAGGATTATGTGCAAGCGTCAACGGATTATCGCCAGACTTCAGGGGATAATACGATTAATCCAACGACGGGCATTCCTGTCCCGGGTGGCGATACCCGAATCACTCAAGACGATCAGACGAGAGTTACACAGCAAACAGGAGAGCCTAACGGCGGCAAGAATCAGTTGCCCGGCACAGATTGGAATGTGCCTGTTGTGCGATATAACGGATTCGAAATTGGGATGCCTTATGATAATATATCTGTGCCGTTTACGGGACCGTTATCTCCACCATATAATTATGTTGTTCAGTGGAACAACGTATGGCAGTTTGGTGTGTTAACAGGATCTTACTGGTCAAATAACGTGACCGCTTATGTAAACTGGATAACGACGAATCTTTAAGAGGGTAAGATGGCTGTTCCTTATGTTTTCGGAAGCACACCGGGCGGCTCTTCAATCCCGCTTTCTCATTTAGACGATAATTTTGCGTATATTGAAACGCAAATAGCCAATATACCGCTTTTGCCTGAAAAAATCGTAAATAGCGCATCTGCACTATATAGCGAGCCTGTATCTGATGACTTTAATATGCAGGTTAATGGTTATTATTCTGATGGAGATGGTGGCGGCGGCCTTTTTTACGCCGGTCCTTATGTCGCAAATGCGAACTTTACCGGCCGCATGTTTTATACAGGTAGAGCAAATTCTTCACCCGGAGATATTTTCAACAATACAAATACCATCACTGTTAATGACGGCAGCATTTTTTATGTCGGGATGAATACGACAATCAATGGGACCGATTCCGGCTCCATTACGAATATTTCCGGCAATGTCATAACGCTTAGTTCAACATGGGCTGGCGGCTCTTTGGTTGATGCTGTTTTTGCCGGGTATTCTTCCACTGGCGGCGCGCAGTTGACGATGATTGTTTCGTCGGCTGCATCCGGAATAATTTTACCTGGCATGAAAATCATAGGGCCTGGAATTACAGAGCCGCTATTTGTCGCGCAATTTTTATCAGGGGTTTTTGGCGGCGCAGGTGTGTATGAAATTTTGGGTGGAGATTTAACCCCTAAAGACATTACGGTCGCAAGCGCATCTTTAACAGGCGTATATTACAGCAGCGACGGCGGCATGACTTTCGTGCCGAATGGGGGAGACGGGACTCGCGCATGGCTTCGCGCTGGTGTGATTTTAAGCCCCGGCAGGGAAAAGCGCTACTTTAACAATCAGATAAATGTAAAATGGTTTGGCGCTATTGGAGATCAAACAAAGCGGACCTTGAATACCTACTATTCAACGCTTGCGCAAGCGCAGGCAATTTTTCCGTTTGCTACAAACATTGCTACCGAAACAGTAGATTGGGCAGGAATTCAGGCCGCGATTAATTGGGCGGAGGGATACTATAACCGTCAATTCAGCGTTTGGATTCCGTCCGGCGGGTATATGACTTCTCATCCCATACTTATTAACAGTTTGTTTGGAGGCCGCATTAATGGCCAGCGTTTTGTTAACGTTTATGATGGCGCGTATATCAGTTACGATGGTGATTTTTGGGCTCTTTTTATTCGAAGCAGATATTATAAAGAAGTTTTTACAACCGCTACACTTACAGGTTCTACGGCTGTTGTCACAGTTGGCTCAACAGCAGGAATGTATGTTGGAATGAATTGCAAAATTGATGGGTCTGGTTTTAGCTTCATTAAATCAATTGATAGTCCTACTCAACTAACCCTGAACGACGTTTATGGGCCGCCATTAACAAACGTGCCATTTGAAGCTTTTAACTATGCTTATACCTATAGCGGTATTTTGAGGGAATTTGGCGTCATCTGCTCGCAGCCATGCCCCGGCGCTATTTATGGAAAAATGTTAAACCAATACGCTTTTGAATACATCATTCCACAGGGCATTGGAGGCGCTGCCATTTATCCAAACACAAACTTTGGTTGCCAGTATGGATTTTATTTGGATGACTTTGCTTTGTCTTACATAACATATTGTTGGCCATCGTTTTTCTTTACCGCTATTTATGCCGAGGGCGGTGAGATTTGGATACAAGACTGCAATATTTTTGCCATGTCCACCGGCATTCAAACCGGCACGGGAAACTTCTTTATTGAAAATAACTATTTTGAATGGTTTGACAATGCAATATTGCTTACTACAACCGGACCTTACGCGAAAGGAATATTTACAACAGGATCTGTTGTTCGGGACAATGTATTTGGAGCTAATACGCCGTCTGTGGCGAAAAGAGCGCTTCAGGTTTTTGATGTTTTTGGGACTGATGTCATTAATATTGAAAGCCTTACTATAGCTGGCAATACATTTAAGGGCTGGAATGGCGGCGCGGCTCAATCTGCAATTTCGTTTAATATAAATAATTCTAACCCGCTTGTAAAAGTAACCACAGACATACACGACAATAGTTTCCATGCCGTAACACTGGCTGGCATAACTTCAAATGACCCGAGAGTTGTTATTACCCAATATGGTAATGTCTCCTATGATGATTTAGGGTTCTTTGCAAATGTAGTTTCAAATGTTTACACAACATTTAGCGGCTACTCTGGGTCGTTTTTAACAGGAAGCTACTCTCTTTGGCGTAGTAATTTTTTTATAAACTCTCCTTTAAATACAAGCGAAAATGTGTTGACGACTTTTATCGTCCCTCCAAATGTTATTGGAAAAAATGGATCTCTGCGAATTACAACAAACTGGTTTGCGACGACAAACGCCAACGCCAAGAATATTTACATAAAGCTTACAAATACGTCAGGGACCATTATTACTCAGGCAAATCTGGCAAATTCATTTGGCGGCAAAATTATATCTGAAATTTTTTGCACAAATTCTTTGACGGCGCAGACAACGAATTTCAGTGCGTTAATAAACGCCGCCCCAGTTGAGTATGGAGCTGGTTCATTGGCGGCAAACTTTGGGGCTCCAGTAACTATTGCTATTACCGCTCAAAAAGCAGTTGGATCTGACGAGGTGACATTGCAAAGCGCTCTTGTGGAGATTCTTCCAGCATGATTTTTGATATTGAAAAATAAGTGGTATAACAAGGCAAGAGGATAGAGAGACAAAAATGGCGAATGTTCAGATCCCTAATCTCCCGGCTGCTATTGCCCTTGACGGACAAGAGCAACTTGAGGCTGTTCAGGGCGGAACATCCGTCCGAATTACAACGGTTCAAATAGCGACTCTTCTCAGGTCTCCATCTGCCCCGTTTTTCTCTTTGCAATATAATGATGCCGGGCTTTTTGGTGGGTCCAATGGCGTATTGACTGATGGTTTATCAAAAATCCTGCTAGGAATAGATTCTTCGACTCAAGGCGAGCTTGTATTAAACAACGAAGCTTCTGGTTCAAAATATACTTCGATTAAATCTTCTAATTCTAATTCTCAGGCATGGACCCTGACGCTACCAACGTCTCCCGGGTCTAATAGCTATGTTTTAACGACCAATGGCAGCGGCGTTACTGCCTGGACAAATCCGACGGCTCTTGGCATTGATCTGGACATTGGCTCAACGGTCATCACCAATGGCGTTGTTGGTCGCCTTCTTTTTGAGGGAGCATCAAATGTCCTTCAAGAAAGCGAAAATCTGACATTTGCTTCTAGCACGCTTACAATCGGCAAAACCGCTTCGGCCACTGGGTCTATTTCTTTTGCCGGCGGGACGAGTGGTTCTGCTACTATTACCGCGCAGGCGGTTGCTGGAACTCCGAATCTTACGCTACCGACTTCAACCGGAACGCTTGTTTCCACAGCATCGTCTCCGTTGTCGATTAATTCGACCACTGGCGCAATTTCAATCGTCGGGGCTAACGGACAAGTCCTTGCCGGCTCGACGCCTGCTTTTACATCTACGCCAACCCTTGGTGTGGCTTCTTCATCTACTGGCTCCATTGCTTTTGCTAATTCTGCATCTGCATATACGACGACAATACAGGCCGGAAATAATCCTTCTGCATCGTGGACATTAACGCTCCCCACAAGTGCCGGAACAAATGGATTTGTTTTAACAACAAATGGATCCGGCGTTTCGTCTTGGACAAATCCCACGTCTCTTGCGATTGATCTGGATATAGGTTCTACGGCTATCACGAACGGCACAGTCGGCAGAATCTTGTTCGAAGGCGCTTCAAATGTCCTTCAGGAAAGCGCCAATTTAACCTTTTCATCAAGCACACTTACAATCGGCGTTGCGGCTTCAGCCACTGGATCAATCGCTCTTGCGGGATCAACAAGCGGAACAGCTACAATTACTGCGCAGGCAACAGCAGGCACGCCAACGTTAAATTTGCCTGATACAAGCGGCACTTTGGTTTCTACGTCATTCTCCCCCTTGTCCATTAATTCGACAACAGGCGCTATTTCGATCACAGGAGCTGCCGGTCAGGTTCTTGCTGGCGCTTCTCCCGCGTTTACAGCTACCCCTACGCTGGGTGTGGCTTCTTCATCTACGGGCTCTATTGCCTTCGCTAATTCTGCATCTGCATATACGACAACAATCCAGGCAGGCAACAATCCATCTGCGTCCTGGACGCTTACTCTCCCGACAAACCCCGGAACAAATGGATTTGTTTTAACGACAAATGGATCCGGCGTTTCGTCCTGGACCAACCCTACGTCTCTCGGAATTGATTTGGATGTTGGGACGACCGCCATCACAAACGGCGTTGCGGGTAGGTTGCTGTTTGAAGGCGCTTCAAATGTCCTTCAGGAAAGCGCCAATTTAACCTTTTCATCAAGCACACTTACAATCGGCGTTGCTGCTTCTGCTACAGGCGCTGTTGCTCTTACGGGGTCCACAAGCGGCACAGCTACTATTTCTGCTCAAGCGACTGCCGGCACGCCTACTCTTAATTTGCCGACATTGAGCGGCACATTGGTGTCTACGTCTTCTTCGCCTCTTTCGATTAATTCGGCCACCGGCGCTATCTCCATTACAGGAGCTGCCGGTCAGGTTCTTGCTGGCGCTTCTCCGGCTTTTACTGCTACGCCAACTCTTGGTGTTCCGGGATCAGCGGCTGGCACTCTTACGCTTTCTGGCGGAACAAGCGGAACGGTCACGCTTCAGACTGCCGCAGCGGCTGGAACGGGGACAATCTTCCAATTCCCGTCATCAAATGGGTCTTCCGGAACGATTCTCACAACGACCGGCTCCGGAGTTACGGCCTGGACGACAGCAGCCTTCCCGTCCACGGCTACCGGAACCGGCACAATTTTGCGTGCAGATGGCACAAATTGGTCTGCAACGACAGCGACTTACCCGACAACAACGACTGCTGGGACGTTACTTGTTTCTGCATCGGCGAACACAGTTACGTCTTCTGCAACGCCGACGCTTGGTGTTCAGCAAACAACGCAGGGCACGCTAACCTTAGCCAATACGGCTGCGGGCGCTTTCCCGGTAACGCTACAGTCCAGCAATTTGACGAGCGCCGCGTGGACGCTGACGTTACCCGTCACGGCTGGCACGAATGGATTTGTTTTAACAACCAATGGGTCTGGTGTTTCTTCCTGGACAGCTCCATCCGCTCTTACTAGCCTGTTAACTGTCGGGACGACAGCGACGAGCGGAGGTGCTTCTGGCCAAATTATGTATGATTCTGGCTCAGTTCTCCAGGAGAGCTCATCTCTTACATGGGATAATACCAACAGGCTTTTAACAGCTACCGGGCTTGGGACGGGCGGCGCGGCTACTATTGGCGGCATATCTGTATCAGGTGGATCTTTGGCGCTTTCCGGAAATATTAGCGCCAATGCCTGGACTACAAGCGGCATTAAATACAAAGACACATCTGTTACGCTTACAGACAAAACTTCAAGCGGAACGGTTGCAAACGGTTATACAAATCTTTTCTCCGGCAATACAATTGCTGCGACCAATTCTACAACCTTTACTAACTATTACACTACATATATTGGGTTAGCGACGGCTGGATCAAACGTAACTCTTACAAATAATTATTCTCTTGGAACGCAAGGCGACATGGTCGTCAATGGCTTGAGAGCCGGTAAGGGTAAAAACGCTGTTGCCACAAATACTGCATTTGGTGTTTCTGCATTAAATGCAAATACAACCGGGCTTCAATGCACGGCTATTGGCAACGGCGCGTTGGCATCAAACACTGATGGTAATCAAAACACTGCTGTTGGCAATAATGCATTAAACGCAAATACGTCAGGATATTCAAATGTCGCGGTTGGCCACGCTTGTTTGCAAAGTAACAACGGCAATAACAATGTTGCCATTGGCTGGGCAACTTTATTCGCAAATACATCCGGTTTTTCTAATATGGGCATTGGATATTTTGCCCTAACTGCGTGCACTACAGGGAATAATAATGTTGCAATAGGCTCCGGCGCTTCTCAAACATCTGACGTCGCATATGGCAATGTTGCTGTAGGGTCCAACGCTCTTGCGTTAAATGTTTCCGGAAACAATAACGTCGGCATTGGTTTTCAGGCTCTTAATTCCAGCACATCGTCCAATCAAACGGCTATTGGCACTCAGGCTTTATATAGCAATACGACAGGCGCAAATAATACGGCTATAGGTTACGGAGCGCTTTATACAAATACGACTAACTCAGGCCTTGTCGGTCTGGGCTATTTCGCAGGATATTCTTCAACGGGCGCTGGAAATACATTTATTGGGTCTGGCGCAGGTTATACCGGAACTGCCACGACAACAGGCGCAAACAACGTCATTATAGGCGTCGATGCGCGCGCTTCAGCGGCTGGTGGCTCAAACCAGATCGTTATTGGCCAGGCTACCCCAGGGCAGGGAAACAACTACGTTTCTATTGGAAAAACAGGTAGTTATTACTATCTTGATTTTTCTG